ACACCCTTGTCTTTTAACTTGTTTAGAAGTAGTTACACCTAACTTTGTTGCTTTACCAAAGCCAGGACTTACATATTGTCTGTTTTGTTCTTGTACTGTGCTTAATATGTTCTCATATTCTACTTCTTGATGTAGTATTTCTACTACCTGTTGTCCTATATCGTTTACTTCTACTAATATAAAAGCATTATTATAGTCCCTACCAACCTTTCCAATTACATCTGGAAATAACATAGGGGCTATTGAGTTGTCTCTATACTTTGCCACAACCTTATAAGGCATTTGTGTTATATCTACGACTACAAAAGCAGAATAATCTCCACCAATACCTCTGGCAGTATCACATGCCATTGCGTAGTAATGTCCTTCTTTAGGATTCTCATATATATCTAGTCCATTATTTGTAAACTCTACTGGTTTACTACTTAATCTACCAATTGTTGTAGCATTTATTAAAGTATTTGTTGAACCTAGAAACTCGCACATTACCTCTTGGTTGAATTTTACCTCACCTAAGAGTCCTTTTTGTTCTTCTAACCACTTCTCATCTCTTCCTGGTATCTCATAGTAAGGTATAAACATGTGTTCAAAACCGTTTTCTTTTTTCTCTGCCTCATTCCAGAATTTCCAGAAGTGATTGTAGCCTAATGGTGTAGATGTAAGTAGAATCTTTGTTGTCTCACCAGCTGAGATAGTAGGATAAACAGATGTAAAGAACTCGTCTGCTATGTTGTTAGGTATGATTGCTGCCTCATCAATGTACAACCAGTTAACTGATTTACCTCGAATGGCGGATGCTGTTGTAGCTGCTGAGAGTACTTTACTATTGTTTTCTAATTCTACATCACCCTTATTCCATACTCTAACACCTTGTTGCATCCACAAAGGTAAATTCTCATACATTATCTGGTATCTGTTTAATACTTCCCTCGCTGCTGAGGCTTTGTTAGCCATTATAGCTACTGTCTTATCTTCTTGGAATATTGTATAATGTAATATACACGCAGCTGCTGTTACTGTTTTACCTTGCTGTCTACCTTCCATTAAAATTACTTTTCTCTCATTCATTATGAGATCTACTTTGCCTTTCTGACAATCAAATAATTTAAAAGGTTGTAATCCTCTGTCTAGTGTAACAATCTTTACATAGTTTTCTATAAAATACTTAGGATCTTTTTGACATTTAACATACTCTGCAATTTCTTCTTTAGTAAAATCGTGCTGATATGCTAATGGTTTAAGATTAGGATTACCGTGATATGAGACTTCTTCAGGTCGTGCCATCGTCTTCTGCTATTTCGCCTTCTATTGTTTTAGCTTGTTCGCCTTTTAATGCTTGTAGTAAATCTTTTGTGCTACCTACGAACATATTGTTTTGTGTTTTAATTTGTTTGCCTTTAGAGTCATCTGCTGTTATTCTTTTCTGTTTTTCATGTACATCTAACATGTCTTTAGCATTATCCTGTAGATTTTTAATTAATCCACCTGCTACTTCGTATGCTCTAGGCTGGTCTGAGTTTCTTGCTATATGTAATATGCCTTCTATTGCCTCAGCATTAAATGCCTCTGCTTGTTTTAGCATCATTCTAGCGTATTGTAAGTCTTCTTCTTGTTGTTTGGCATGTAGAGCATCTTTTTCTTCTTCTGACATGTCTACTGCTGGGAGTTGTCTCTCTTCTTCAGTTTTTCTTAAATTAGTTTCTAAAGCTTTTGTAATTTCTTTTGTATTAAAACTTTTATCTAATTCTTCAAAACCGCTATGTTTCGAACGCTTCATCAAATTCCTCCAAGAACTTATATTCATCGGCTGGTGTTGCAGATTGAGGATCAACAGTTGCTTTAACCCTTGCTCTTCCTGCTGAGAGTGCTACTTTATCTAAGGATAAGTTAGGATCACTATAAGCATCTATTACTGCCTGTTTAATAACATCTACATTTGCTACATGACTGTAAAAATTAAGCCTCATAGTAAAATTTAATGTCCATATTACACTAATCCTGTTCGCATACTCGCCTTCATATTCGTCTTCATAATTAACATTATCTAAAGTTATTTTTAAATCTCTTTTAATTCCCACTTCTGGGAGATCGTTTATTGTTACATTAAAGTCAGGATTAAAATAAGGAAGTATTTGTTCTATTATATTTAATCCATCATTTTGGTTCTTCGCAAATATATATAATGCTAAATCCATGTTCCACGGAGCAGAAGCAAACACAGATCTAACTGTATTAGTATCATCTCCTTCTCCTACTACTCTCGTTCTATTTATAGGAGCTACCTTCCTGCCTGGGTCGTAGTTTAAACCATTTATTTCAAACCCCATTCTAGGTAAAGTAAGAGCTACTTCTCCTCTAGTACTTGTATCTGCTACTCTGGCAATCCTAGTTAAAAACTTTTGTTTTGTAGAGTACGCTAAAGGCACTCTTAATGTTTGTGCTACTGCACCCGATGAATTCTTTCTTTCTATGTTTATATCATTGAATATTGTACCAAAAGCTATAATAGCTTTCCTTACATGACTATGATAGAATGTCTTATCTCTAAACATTACGAGCCTCCTATCTCACCAAACGGATTAGATTCGCTAAAGTCTAGTATGCCTTCTAATGTTAATAAGTTATCAAAGTCTGCGTTATCTATTGGTTCTGATACACTTGTTTGATAAGCTTCTGTAATTAAACTACCGCCATCTTCCTTAAGGAACAATCCACCATCTTCTTTCTTAAATTGATACTCCAACATATCTTGAGAGTATTTTGTTTCTATTGCATCTATTGTTGCAATACCTGTATCTAAATCCTCTGAACTATACTCGAACAATTCACAAGTTAATTTAAATACATAAATGTTATTTGCCTGATAGAATGGATTTTGGAAATCTACATATTTAATCTCGAATAAAGATTTAGTTTTTTCAAAGTAAATTAAATCTCCTTCTACTGGTCTGGCTTTCCTTGCTACATCAGGACCTTGCCTTGTAACCATGTCCTCCCATCGTCTTTTTGCTAGTACGAAAGTTGCTTGATCTCTAACTTCCATTCCAAATCTTGTAAATATATCTCCTTGGCCTTCAAACCCTTGTACATTTTCTAAGTACATTTCTAAAGGATATGCTTGGGTGAACCTAGACAATGAGTCCTCATCAAAGATGTCATCTTTGTTAACTATTGTTCTAGGCAAGTAGTAAGTATCGTGTCCGTATATTTTAAGACTTTCGATTATAAGATCTTCTATTAGGCGCTGTTCGCCTGTTTGTCCTATACCACCGCCATTTTGGAAATAAAAATTTGTGGCCATGTGTTTAACCTATCATAAATTGAGGAGGTAATTCGTATTTAAGTTGCATCTCCTGTTCAATTGCTTGTATCTCTTGTACTGCCTCGTTATAAATGGTTTCTCCGTTTAAAGTCACACCACCTGGCATTTGAATACCTGCAAATTTCTTCAGATTATCGCCCCATTGTTTTTTAAATAATGCTGTTGTATATTTCTTTAGGAACATATCATCATAAACTTCTGTATATGTAGAAGGATCAAGGATAGCATAAGCTTCTGCTACTACATAGTCGCCTATATTGTATGTTTTATCCCAATCAGTATCTATATAAAGTCTGTCTGTTTTTCTATTCCAACGAATTTGTCGTTGTCCTACTAGTAGTTGTTCCAATGTTGTTAAATGAGATTGTACGACTGAATAATATATCATGTCTGCTCCCATTAAGTTATATAGATCGTTCATTCTAAACTGATACATTAGATCAAACAGTTGTCCGTCTTTTGTATTGTTTGTAGCTGCTCCACCAAAATTAAAGACACGGGTTATACCTATGATATTGTTACTTATTGGCAAATAGCCGTTTTCAATATCACCTTTAGTATAAAAATCTGTTGCTCCTAATGTTGCTGTTGCTCCTGATATATTACCTGTTACTGTTTCTGATGCTACAAAGGTTCCTGATTTAATTTGTTCTATAAGTAAAAACTGTGCTGTTGAATCTGTTGAATCAAATAGAGCAGTTGCACCGGAAGTTCCTCCTGTTAAAGTTTCTCCCTTTGTAAAATTACCACCAAGGTTAGCAGTTAGCTTTAGTTTGGAGCCTGTAATTTGATGTTTAACGAATGTCTTTTCAACACCATCGAAATGATACTCTTGAAAGAACTGCAAAGAATCGTCTATACGATCTGAGAGTTGAGCATCGTCAACATTAATTTCAATTACAGGGTGTCCAAGTCTCCTTAAACAATAATCCTGTAAATCTGTTCTACTTGCTAAAGCCATCTGCGTCTACCCTTAATTTAATTTAGTTCCACTTGAATCATATATTGCTGTGCCAGTAATTGTAGCCGTTGAGCCTTCGCTCTGCGTGTGAGAAATAGTAATACCATCTCCACCACTTACTTGTGCCATATAATTCCCTGTTGTATCTGTACCTAATGCAACACTATTTGCTGCTATAGTTAATGCAGTTGCTAAGTTACCTGAGCCATCAAAGTCTCCTGTACCTGTAACATCTCCTGTAAACGATAAAGTTCTTGCTGTTGCAAGTGCCGAAGCTGTTGCTGCGTTCCCTGTACATGAACCTGAACTTCCACTTGTGTTACCTGTAACATTACCTGTAACATTACCTTCTAAGTTTGCTACAAGTGTTCCTGTGGTAACTGTTAAATCTCCTGTACTTGCACCTGTAAATGAGCCAGTACCTACTAGGAATTTATCTGCACTTTCGTCCCAACCAATAAACGCATTGTCTGAAGATCCTCTTTCAAAGACCAGACCCATATCGTTTGCTGGTGTTCCTGTTGTTCCGTTTCCTAATTCAATTAGTCTATCTGCAATAGTAGAGTTAGTTGAATCTAAGGTTGTAGTTGTTCCATTTACATCTAAGTTACCTGTAATAGTAACATTACCTGTTGCTGCTACATCTGCAAATGTAACATCATCTGATGTTGCTACTGCTTGTCCTATTGAAACTGCTGTGCCTGAAACTGAAACACCTGTGCCTGCTGTTAATGTAGTTACATTTGCACTACCATCAAAACTTACACCGTTTATTGTTCTTGCTGTTGCTAATGTTGTAGCTGTTGCTGCTAATGCAACTGCTATATTTGCAGTACCATCAAATGATGTACCACCTATAGTCCTAGCTGTTTCTAATGCTGTTGCCGTAGCTGCGTTTCCTGTAGTATCTTGGTTAAGTGTTCCTACAGAAATTGTTGTTCCTGATATAGACAAACCTGTGCCTAAATCTAAAAATGCAGTTGCTCCTGCTGAGTCATCCCAAAATATTATCTGATCATCATTTGGGTCTGAAAGGCTTTCTAAGCCTAAGTGTGATAAGTTTACTGTAGCACTTCCGCTAGTAGCTCCTCCTGATAGTCCTGTGCCTGCTACGACTGCTGTAATATCCCCTGATTGTATCTCAGAATATTTTGCTAGCCTTATACCGCCTGCCGTTGAACCATCATGTACTCGAACTGTATCTAGCGTAGTATCTACGGAAAGTTCACCTACCGCACCAGTAAAGGATTCGTTCTGTGTAGTCGTCCCTCTCCTAAATTGTACTTGTGTTGGCATTTTTGTCTCCTAATTAATATGTTCCGCCGTCTATGCTAGACCCATCATCCAATGCGCTAGCTGATATTGTTCCTGAAATGTTACCTATGGGTACATTCCCATCAATATTTGTGGCATCAGCCTTCATAAGCTCATGCCCGCCTGCTGTACTCCCATCATGGACCCTAATAGTATTTGTTGTAGTGTTTACAGAAAGTTCGCCAATCGAGCCAGTGAACGCATTGTTCTGTGCTGTTGTCCCTCTCCTAAACTGTACTGTAACTGTCATCTATAGTCTCCTTGTTATACTGCTGAATCCGACCCGAGATCTACTTCACTTACTCTATACTTAACACTTGAATTACAATCAAATACTTTGTCTATAGTTTGGCCAAATGCGTCTGTTGCTAGCGCTGATGCCACACTTCCATAGTCGCCAGTAGGAAAAACTAAAGATTGGTCTACTTCTGAAAAGTTAGAAACTTTAACAATCGAACCTCCAGAATCTCTTACATACAGAACTTGATCTGCTGTATTTAATGCTACCTCACCTGCAACTAAATCACTGGTAGTAGGTGCATCACTTGCTGTTTCCGATCTCTTTATTTTTATTACTGTTGCCATTTGATTATTCCTCTGCTATTTTAGGATTAGGGATAAGAGGTCTTGGTCCATCCACCTTAGGATTATATCCTTTTGGTTTAGGCCCTTTAACAAAATCAGGTTCTTTAGGAACTATTTGTTCCACCTGTGGCTTAGGTTGTTCCTCCGGCGGTGTAGAGTATTCACTCTTTGGTGCCGGTTGTGTTGGAACTTCCTTCTTCTCTTCTGCTGTCAACCTCTCTTGTTCCCTTTTCTCTAAAAGACTAAGTCTAGTTTTAAGTAGTATGTTCTCTTGGGTCAAGTTATTTACTTGATTAGCCAAGTTGTTAATATATTCATTAATTAATTGTTCGTCCATTTCAAAATCCTATCTAATATTAATAAGTTCCGCCGTCTATTCCACCGAATTCTGGAGTACCGCCTGAGCCAGCTTGAAGAATTTGTCCTTCAGTACCTGCTGCTGTTACTTGTAAAGCTCCTGTACCATTACCATAAAGGATACCTTTAGAAGTAAATGTACCTGCGCCCGTACCACCATCTGCTACTACTAAGTCTGTGATGCCTGTAATAGTACCGCCTGTAATTGTAGCGCTAGATGATTCAATGTTTGCTACTAATGTAGCTACTGCGTAACCTGTTCCGCCTGTGTTTACAGTTGTAGTAGGTGCTGCTTGGTTGTCTTTAAATAACTTCCATTTACCTGAGTCATTAGCGTCTCTGAATAAACCGCCATATAAATCAGTTGAACCTGAAGTGTCATACAAACCATATATACCAATGTCCACTGCGTCAGACGAGTTATTGCCTGTTGCTAGTGAGATCAATGGATCTGCTACGGATAATGTTGTGGAATCTACAGTTGTAGTTGTACCGCTAACTGTAAGGTTACCTGAAATTGTTACATTTGTAGGTAAGCCTATTGCTATTTTGTTATTGGAAACTGTTGTTTCTATTTCGTTCGCTGTTCCTTCGAAAGTTAATGTTTCGCCACCAGCCACAGTATCGTCTGAACCTGAGTCTGCTGCAATATTAAACGAAGTAGCAATCGAACCTGTTGAAGCTGCTGTAATACGACCTTGTGCGTCAATAGTTAATATTGGAACAGCTGTAGTAGAACCATATGATCCTGCTGTAACTGCTGTATTATCTAGTGTCGCTGTAATTGTTGTGCCGGATGCTGCAGTTGTAATACCTGTACCACCTGCTACTGTAAATGTTTCTGAATCTAGATCTATATCTATTGTTCCAGAATCACCAGCTGCATCTAAATCACTTGCTGTTACTTGTGCGTCTACATAGGCTTTCACAGATTGTTGAGTTGGAATAAGCGTTGCACTGTCGGAAGCCATATTGTCTTCGTCTACAAATGCAGTTGCTGTAATAGTACCATCTGATATAGATCCAAACTGTACTGTACCAGAAGCTGTTATACTTGTTGCTCCTGTAATAGCACCTGAATTTATACTTGCCGTGCCATCAGTAAGTGTTGAACCTGTAATAGTTGCGCCGTTAAAGTGTCCACTTCCATCTCTCTTTACAAGGGTGCTAGCCGTAGCTGAATTTGTAGCGTTGTCAATAAGATCGGTGTAGTACTTACCACCTAATTCTTGAATAACCTCGTTACCACCTGAATCAATAGATGAAATGTATAACTTAGCAGATGCTCCTGAGTTGGATCTATCCTCAGCATACGCCAATTCGCCTTCAACTAAATCCGAAGTAGCGGGAGCTGCTGCGCCTGTACTTCTTTTAATTTGAATTGTTGTTGCCATTTATTTTCTCCTAGTTAAATGTCTTTTAAATATTATAATATAAAGCTTTATACCATCTTAAAAAGTGCCACCGTCAATAGCTGTAATAGAAGCTGCAACAGACGATGCTGGTGCTGCTATGAAATTACCGCTACTCCCATCATAAACTAGAGTATACCCATTTTGTTTTGCACTGGTATCAATACCAGACAAATTGTCAATGTTAGTTGAAGTTGCAACCTGGCTTTGAGTTGTGGTAGTTGTTACGACTCTAGTACTACCAGTCGATACGGATACCGATACTGGATTTTGTGTAGCGTTAACATTAACTGCCATCTAAATCTCCTTATGCTCTTGTAACATTTGGTGTTACTGTTACTATTCCTTCTAAAACTCTTAATGTCTCCGAACTTGAGGCTATCTCAATATCGTAAACATATCTTCCTGCTTTAACAGCTGCTGTTTCTGCTGCTGTTAAAGATATTGTTATTTTACCTGTAGCATTAACCTTGGCAGTAGTAAAACTTGTAGCAGTTGTAGCTTCATAAGATTTTCTCATCTGTGAAGTTACTGTATAATTCGTTAAATCTTTAGCAGTAGTGTCGTCGTTTGTGAGATTTAACTCCAAACTGAACGTCGTACCTTGATCTATTACTACATTTGAAACGGTTGCCATTAATCTCTATCTCTAAAATATCGTGTATAGTCTTATTTATAAATAAAAGTGATTACAATGAAAACTATTTTAACATTAAAATATGGTGAGAAATACAGCTCTGATGCTGTTAATTCTATATACGAACATACCGAAGGCAAATATGATTATGTTTGCGTTACGGATGACCCTAAAGGGTTACATCCTGATATCGGGATTATTTATATGGAACATGAACCCAACGACAATATGGAAAAAATAAAACTATTCCAGTTAAAGGATATGGGTACTATATTATATTTAGATTTAGACATAAGAATACAAAAGAACATAGATCATTTGTTTGATTATTGTGTTGATAATCCTGTTATAGTATATACTTGGTGGAAAGATAAGGGAGATAAACAATTAAATATACATGATTTCCCTCATCAGCCAGGATTTCCATTAAGTAATTATAATTCTAGTGTAATGTTATGGAAAGATGCCACGCATATATGGAATCACTATAATAAATATCCTGAAACATATGATGTACAATATCCATATGGTGATGATACTTATCTTTACCATGAAGGATTTACATTTGAACACTTGCCACATAATGAGGTATACTCTTATCTTTATTCAGGAAGAAAGTATAGACCAGAGTATCCTATATGTTTATTAAACGGCTTAGACAGACACCCGGAGATTGAGAAAGAATATGATGAACTTTGTATGCATCAAGTGGGGGACTAAATACTCTCCTGAGTATGTAAACAATCTGTATCGTATGGTACAGGAACACTATCACAATGACTTTACATTTACCTGTTATACAGATGATGATACAGGATTAAAATGTGATGCTAGAGATATACCTGATATAGAACCATTACATCCTAAGTATTGGTTTGGTAAAGAAAACTATTGTTGGGATAGGGCTAAGTTTTTAGTATTTAATTCTCATAACTTCTTAGGGTTCGACGATAAATGGTGTTACTTAGACTTAGATGTTATTATACAAAGTGATATATCAGATATATATGAACTAGCCTTGAAGCCTAGGATTATACATTCGAGGTGG